ACTCTTTTTTATTTTGCTGTATATTAATTATGGGAACGTGTATTTATTATCCATTCATGGGAACGCTAGACAAACAAAATGCCCTAGCATCTCTCAGAACATGGAATCTTATTCAAGACAATAGTGGACCGTACAGAGTCTATCGCGATGGTGACGACAACATATATCACTCAGTTACACATATTTTAAAAGAAACCGCACCCCAACACACAAAAGATGCCCTTGAAAACTGGCTTAAAAGATCTGACTCCTATCTGGAACGTGATATTGCCTGTGAACGAGGAAAACTTGCTCACTCTCATGCAGAATTTGTACTCAAACTTGCAGCAAAATTTGCAAGACAGAACGCAAATAAACGAGGTATATGGAGAACGGGTGATGATGGATTGGAACGCTGTCCGAAAAAAGTCACGCAATGGGGCCTCCAAAAAGCAGTTGAATCCGCGCCGCGTGTTAGCTGGAGTGCGTCAGGCTACGCCAGAGGTTTACGATCATTCATACTGGAACGTGTAACGGCCATTCATGCAGTTGAGTTCTCCGTCTATAAACCAGGCTACGGATTTGCTGGTACAGCAGATGCCCTATTAGATATAGATGGTGATGGGCCATTCATAGTGGATTGGAAAACAGCTAAAGAAATAAGGTCAGATGACATGATTGAACAATTCTGTCATCAACTTGGAGCGTACAGTCTAGGTCTACAGCATCTCACGGGCATAAAGCCCAAATATGGTGCAGTTGTGGTAGCTCGCAGAAGCGGTAAACCCCAAATAAAAATCCTCAACAATTTAGAATTGCGAGGATCAGAAAGTATATTTTTAGATAGAGTGGATCGTTACCACAAAAACTTAAAAGAGTTAGCTGTTGTCTAAGTAGCAGTCATAATTAATATCTTCCATAATACAGTCGATAGCTTTTTGACATATTTCTATATCATCATTTATTTCAAAATCTTCTTTAGTATTATTTCTAATATCTATGGTAGATTTTAAAATTTTTATCGCTGTTTTAGCGTCTTTTAATGTTGGGCTGTTAGTCATGGTCAGTCTCCATAGGAAAAAATTTATCATCAGGATCGGGGTAAACCCCACTGTCCTGTAAGTACTGGATCGCATCATCTTCACGCTGACTGTCCAGTGCGGATTGATGGTTGTGCATAAATGAGTCCATTAGTTTTTCTCCTTAGTATTGGATTGAAATATATTAAAAAATTTATGAATACTGGTAAAGTCATAACCTAACTTTTCCAGGATTATGTATGAAAGGCTAGTTTTTACAGATTCTTCTGGATAGCCAGTATATTGCATAGATTGAATATCAATGTCATAACACATAGATAAATGATGGTGCATTAATTCAACATCTTGCCATTGATCTTCTGTTACACCATCATCTTCTAAGTATTCTCTTAGATACTCTTTTTCATCTTCAGTGTAATTAATCATAATTTGTGAAAATTACTATGTTCAAAGTAACCAAATTGAAACCAATCGGGATAAGTGTCCTCATCTTCAATATCAAAGTTTGGATCGGGGTCTAAAACTTGACGAATTTCTAAAAATTCTTTTGACCTATCCCATACACCCTCAGTATCAACTTCTGGATTGCATTGACATAAGAATCGTGGATAAGCATACCCATCTATAAGCTCACATAATAAAGTTTTTTGTTCTTTAGTTAGTTCATTCATTGTTTTTTAAACCTCATAAGTAGTTTTGAATATAGTTCGATACCCTTGAAATAACCTACAGAATCTCCGTTAGCTAGCAAACTTTCAGCTTCATCTAGTACGCTATCTAGTATGGTATCTTTATTGTCTTTAATCTTTTTAGATGGATCGGGTTTAGCCTGCTCCCATTTGTATAGATTAAAGGAATCTTTGTAATATCTATAAGCCGTAGACTTAGGAATCTCAAAATCAGTGTGCAATATATCACAGATGTCCAATCGAGTTAATTTTTCTTTTGGATCTTTTTTGGATTCGTTATCTACCAGACATTTATAGATGAAATTTTCAGCTTCTTCCTTAGTCATTTTTAAATTTGACATATTTAAAGAAAAGATGTTCAAAAGCGTTATAGAGAATAGTTTGATTATCTGGATCGGCTTTTTTATAGCAGACAGCAAGGGATTGAACAAAACTACCCCCGAACCTATCCATATTCTCTAAGGCTTGATTAATAAAGTACTTAGTCATATCCCGTATCTCTCCTTTAGCTCGTCTACATCTTCCTGGGCTAACTGTTGTTTACAGATAGTAATTAGAATGTTACAGGCTTTATGAACATAGTAATGTCCTTCGATAGGGAACATTTCTTTTAACTTAGTCATCATACTGACTAAGATTTTAATTTCATTCATAGTGATAGTTAAATGTCTATCACTACTTTGATCTAATGGATCGACAGCCATAATAATTGTGGTTAATGGACATTACAATATTACTTTAGTTCCATTCATTATGCAACTTATTAAAATTCTCATTCATTATTCTCAGTGATAATTCTCAGAATTTGACATTCATTACTGACTAAGTTAATTATGGATTGTACTTTTTTCATTCATTCATCATGGTATCTCACATTCATAAATTCTTTAAACATAGTCATGTATCTATACCTATTCAGGATTTATTTTTTATTTTAATTATTCTTCAAAAAATATCAAATAATTATAATAATCAGTTTTCAGAGAATCTATGTTATAGAGCAGATAGATTAATAGATAAAATTTTAATTAATATAGAATTGAAAAAATAGGTTGCTATCTAATACAGATTAATGTAGTATTTTAAATGTAATCTAATTTTTACAACACCCATGAAAAATTCAAACAAAATTGACTCTCTTGTTTCATTTACTGAGACTGACTTAAGAGTGGACCGCCCCTATCAATCAGAAAATTTTACTAGAACTAATCTAGGCTATCAACGTCAGGGAAATGAAAATCTAATTTCTACACCATTTAATAGAAACGATGATTTAAAAACAATTCTATTTAAGACTAATGTTTTAAATGATCCTGAACTTAAACCAACATTTACAAAAGTGAATGATGTTTCCTATGAATGTCCTAATACTCAGGCAGTTTTTTCCAACAGACTAGGTAGAGTTCTAGCTACAGTGTCTAACACATATGAATTGGTAAAGCATGATGTTATTTACGATGCTATCGAACCTAACTTAAATTTCTTAGAAGTAGAGCATATTATCCCTATGAATAATACAGCTAGAGTTTTTATTATATGTGCTATTAAAAATAGTGATATGGAAGTGTCTCAAGATGATTCTATTCGTAGACGCATGATTTTCGTTAATAGTATGGACGGCAGTTATAGCTTCAAAGTGATTCAATCGGACGTGCGACTATGGTGCTTCAATCAGATGGGGTCTATACAAAATAGTAAAAATAAGATGGTATTTAAGCACTCAACTGGGGTCAATAAATATTTAGAAAAGCTTCCTGAGTTCCTGAAGTATCAACGTCAGGATCTAGCTAATTCTATTGAGGAATTTAAAGCTATGAAAAATACAGTATGTTCAGATGCCTTACTTAAAGAATTATTCTTACATTCATTTCAGGATAAATTAATAGGTCAGGTAACAGACAAGGAAACAAAAGAAAAGAGAGATAAAAAATTCTCCGATATTCATAAGGAATGGACCGCAGTGCAATTAAACTTTCAGAATGAAGTTAGACATGAAAACAGTAAAAAAGGCCCTAACTTGTTTAATGCGTTCAACGCTATAACAGAATATGAGACTCATTCAGAATCTAGTAGAGTTGATTCTACAGAATCAGCTAGAATACGTTTCGAATCACTCATTAGAGGTCGTTGTGCAGATCGCATTCAAAAGGCTAGAAAACAGTGTTTAAAGCTAACTACAGTTTAAAAAAACACTCATAATTTCCATTCATAATTATTATTTTTATTATCGCTGACTTAGCAACTCAGCGTTTTTTTTTTTTTTTTTTTTTTTTTTTTTTTTTTTTTTTTTTTTTTTTCTATCAGGTAATGAGACTTAGATAAGACCAAGTGAGAATCCAATAATTTAATAGACCTTAAGGTATAAATACACGTTTAAAAAATATAGTTATATTAATAAATTTATTTGATTTATTACTTGTTAGATACTACAATAAGGGAGTAGTTAACCATCTTTATTACTATGAAAACCCCAAGGACATTAAAAGATTTTAAAAATGATCCAAGAGTTGATTTTGTTTCAGTAGAACAAAATAATTATCCAAAAAATGATTATTGGGTTTATTTAAAATTTCCTTATATCTCATCAAATATGGAAACAACTTCAATTCACGAAGAATCAATAAAAGATACTATCGAAGAATTTAAGCAAATTTCTATTAATTATGCTTTTTATATTGCAGATTATTCCAGACCTACAGCTCCAGAAGAAAAAATTAATCCTGATGGACAACTAGAAATTCCTTTTGAAAAATTAAAGTATGAGGAAAAATTGAGAGATTATGAATTTAAAGTAAATCAACTATGGAACGAATGTATGGAGCATTGCATAAAGCATAATCAAAAGGATTTAGATTTATTATGGCAGATTAAAAGAAATTACAAAAATATTCCTAACTATGTTCCTAACTGGAGAGCTTCAGAATATAAAACAGAATCCCAAAGGTTAGACCTAATTTAAATTAGTTCAGGAACTAAAAAATTTAGCTAGATTCTTAAGTGAGTCTAGCTTTTTTAATGTTTAAGAATTGAATGATTTTAAACTTGTTAATGTAGTATTGCATAGGTTAGTTTTTAAAATTATAGGATTCTTACCTCTTTAAATTTCTTAGTCATACTAATTGTTTATAAGTCTTATTTCGTGAGATTGCAGAGAAAAAATAAGGATTTTTAAGTTTTTTAGTGGTTTTTATTGTAGTAAATTATATTTGATATATAACAGAAAAAATGCTAAAATTAGGGAGTAAACCAACCTAATTTACAACCATGGGAAAAACTATTGAAACCTTTTCAGCAACAAAAGGACACAGCAAAGTCTGGAAATCTGAAAGACAATGTTTAGAGGAGCGAATCCAACAAGAAGAAAAAATGCTCCAGACCTACCTATTAATTTTTAGATTTCTTAAAAAAATAGATGGATTAAAACTAGGAGATAAAGGAAGGGAAAAAGCCTACGAGATAGCAAACAAAATGGGATTAAATTTCTACTTTAGAGGTTATTCCGATAACTACGAATCCATGAATTATATTTACACACAGAAAAGAACTCACAGAGTTTGGAATTATGTTTTCGAACCCGTTCCTGACTTATGTGTAAATATTGGAAGAGCCAGAAAAGCAGTAAAGATTAACTATCAGGAAATTTGTAAAGAAGAATTTTATAGATCCGTTACTGTTTTTAGAAAATCAATCAGTGCAATGCGAGCAGCATTAAAAACCAATAAACCTGAAATAATAGACAATATGGAAGCACAAGTTAAAGAGCTTCAGGAACAAATAGACAAGAACAAAGCAAGTATCAGAGGTAACTAATTATGAGACAGCCAACCGATTATATTAATTCAGGAAATTATCTAGCAGATCAAGCAGTTAAAAAATGGATAGATCTACTTCCTGATTGTTTCACTGTGGACTTTGCAAAGGACTGCAGCAGGAACGGCAACCCCAACCAATACAAAATTATCATCACAAAAAATTAAATTCTTTTTATTCTCTTAACCGTACTACTAGCCATGAACAACCCAAGCAACCCAAACCGCATTAAAATTTACAGCTCACGTTCCCACCGATCAAACCGCACCAGACTTAATGCAACGGTTTTTATAATTACACTAGCTTCCATTCTGTGGGCCTGCTATCTCACAGACAAAGGATACAGAAAATGCCTACAGGCAGGACAGCACACAGAACTAGAATGTGTGAAACTTCATTACGGTTAAACCACTTCAGGAACTAACCCGCACGAGCTCCTAAAATCTAGGAGCTTTTTTAATGCCCTTAATTATTCCATGCTATCCTGTAGAATTTTTCCCACATTTTTTTCCACAGCCTACCCCCTAGGGCAGTGTTCCAAAATTTTTTTACGGCTGTATTAGACCCCTGAACCTGCTGATAAATCTAAGCATAAGCGATAAATGTACTACAATATAATAATACTACAATATTACTTTAGTGTCAACTGTTTTTCTTAGGTTCTACAGAAATTGATAGCTGTGGAGTGTTTAAATTGATGTTCTCTACACTCTCCCCTACTACTTTACCAAGAGAATCTAGTATCTGAGCAGCCGTTTGCAACTGCCCTTTCCTAACAGCCTGTTCAAAAAGCCTCATTCTCATTCCCTGGAGTCGTGAGATCATTTTTTCTCTATCCTTTTCCCAATCCTCATCGTTCCATTCTTTTACCTTTCTCCAATCGCTCCATGCAGTTTCGACACCAATTTGTTCCCTGGAAGCGTGTTCCAGTACAAGTTGTCTTGTAGTTTTACCTGTTAACTGCCTTGAGTATAGTTTTTGCCTTCTAGCTTCTATTACTGCATCAGGTTGTCTCTTTCCACATACTCTCCCATCTTTACGAGCTCGCTCAGATGTAAATTGACCATTTGAATTACGAAGAACAGAATCAGCCACGGACTAAATTTGTTATTAATACTTGAATAATAACCCTAAATATAGTGTTTAGTCGATAAAAACACAGAAATCCGTCAATATTTAAGCTATTCTTTACTACATGAGCACAAAAACAGCCGAAAATCTATCACTTAGATGGGCACAGGGGGAGGTGTTCAATGCAAAAGAAAGATTTAGGGTACTGGTAGCTGGCAGAAGATTTGGAAAATCATATTTATCCTGTATCGAACTATTAAAAGCAGCAATAGATCGCCCTGGCGAAACATATTTTTACTGTGCCCCTACCTACCGCATGGCAAAAGACATTGCCTGGAAAGAAATAAAGAAATTAATCCCACCAGAGTGGATTCAATCTAAAAACGAAACCGACCTCAAGATAGAACTAATTAATGGCTCGCTAATAGAACTCAAAGGAACTGAAAACGCAACAACCCTACGTGGCCGAAGTCTAGCTGGAGTAGTACTTGACGAAGCAGCCTTCATGGATTCCGATGTCTGGTTCCAGGTAATCAGACCAGCCCTCGCAGATAAACAAGGTTGGGCACTCTTCATATCCACACCAGACGGTACAGCTTCATGGTTCTACGATTTGTGGTGCTACGTTCCAGATGATGAAACAGGTGATTGGAAACGCTGGAGCTTTACAACAATAGACGGAGGCAACGTACCAACAGAAGAAGTTGAAGCAGCCAGGGCCCAGTTGGACAGCAGAACTTTTAAGCAGGAGTTCGAGGCAAGTTTTGAGAATCTTACTGGTCTTGTTGCAGTCTCATTTTCAGATTCCAACATTTCTACCGAAGCAGAGGACATATCCATCGCCCCACTTTTGTTAGGAGTCGATTTCAACGTAGACCCACTTTGCGGAATCTGTGCTGTCCGACACAGAGATATACTTTACGTTTTTGACGAGATAATTTTAACGGGTGGTGCAACAACCTGGGATTTTGCCGAAGAAGTTACAAATCGTTACGGAGTAGATCGAAGAATAATCGCTTGCCCCGACCCAACGGGTGCAGCCCGAAAAACATCAGGAGTAGGATCAACGGACCACACTATCCTACGCAGAAGCGGATTTACTGTGTCATCTCCTAGATCACCCTGGAAAGTTCGTGACAAAGTAACCGCAATAAATACTGCACTATATGACGCAATGGGAGAACGCAGAACTTTAATACACCCACGCTGTAAAGAACTTATAAAATCGCTCCGCACCCTGACTTACGCTCCAAATACAGGTATGCCAAATAAAAATTTAGGGGTTGACCACGCATTTGACGCTTTCGGATACCTATGCCTCCAGCAATTTAACCTTGCCAAACCAGAGACATTAGGCCAAACTTCGTTTAGAATATACTAAGAAACCTAATTCTTATCATGCCTTATCACACTGGAATGAAGAAAAAGAAGAAAAAGAAAAAGGGAGGTAAAAAACGTGGCGAATGTTCCTGTAAATAAAGCGTTATACTCTAGGGTAAAAGCGGAAGCTAAACGCAAATTTGCTGTTTATCCATCAGCTTACGCTAACGCATGGCTTGTACGAGAGTACAAAAAGCGTGGTGGTACTTATCGCACGGGAACTAAGAAACGTGGCAAGAAGTAGTGGCGGTTTAACCCGTTGGTTTAAAGAAAAATGGGTAGATGTAAAAACTGGTAAGCCCTGTGGTCGTTCAAAAGGTGAAAAACGAGGCTATCCAGCTTGCCGACCCAGTAAACGTGTCTCAAGTAAGACACCTAAGACTGCTGGAGAGATGTCATCAGCCGAAAAAGCACGATTTAAACGCGAAAAAACGGGTAGTAAGAAGATAAGTTATCAACATAGACGAAAAAAGAAGAAAAAATAACTGTAAAAGTTGCAGTTTCACGGTAATATAGTGCTATATAGTATATTTTTCGCAAATCATGGCATTTTTTCGTGGTGAAGAAGGCTCTGTATCATTCGATAACGGAACTGGCACAGCAGGTGCAATAGCTTCTACAACTTCATGGACTTTAGACGTAACAAAAGACACTCTTGAATGTACTGCTCATGGAGACAATTCCAGAAAGTACGTTGGTTCTTTAAAATCTGGTTCTGGCACAGTTGATCTTCTTTATACAGCTACATCTGGCGATGATACTGCTGAGATAATTTCAGACGTTCTTACTAACGAAGATTCAGGCGATGCTTCATTTAACCTTTTCTTAGATACATCAGGAAGCAAGAAAGTAAGTTTTAACGGAATTATTACAGGAACTTCATATAGCTCAACTGTTGGCGATATATCCACAGTTTCAGTTAGTTTCGTAACTAACGGAGACATCACTGCTGCTCTCTAATGCCCAAGAAATCTTATTCAGCAAAGCAACGTAAGCTCGCTGCAGTAGCCCCACCACGGGATAAGATTACTGGTGCTGACTTTAAAAAACTAAAAGCCAAGCGAAAAAAGAAAAAGAAGTGAAACTCACCCCTCGCCAAAAAACTTTATTGAGCAAACACTCTGAACATCATAGTGCGAAGCACATGGAGTTTATGAAAAGGCGAATGAGAGCAGGAGACACTTTTACTCAAGCCCATAAAAAAGCACAAGCAAAGGTAGGTAAATAATGACTAAACGTAAACAAGTTAATTTAAGTGTAGGAAGAGGTGAAAAATCTAAAACTGGTGGACTTACCGCAAAAGGCCGTGCGAAATACAATCGTGCTACAGGCAGTAATTTAAAAGCACCAGTTACAGGAAAGGTAAAACCTGGCAGCAAAGCAGCTAAAAGAAGAGCATCTTTTTGTGCACGAATGAAAGGTATGCCTGGACCAATGAAGAAACCTAATGGTAAACCTACTAGAAAGGCATTAGCATTAAGAAAATGGAGGTGTCGTTAAATGACATACGCTGTTCCAGGTCCAATTCGAACAAACATTGTCTCATCTACTTCGGTAGGTGGGATAGACAGCCCTTTTACTCGCACGAGGGCTGTTCTAGATATGATGAAAGGCTGGGAAATAATGAAAGCAGTAAGCGAAGGAACAGATTATCTAAGAACAAACAGCGAAGCATTTTTACCTCTCGAACCAAGAGAAGATTTTGACGCTTATCTTGCAAGAGTAAATAGAGCAGTATTTAGCCCGTTTACCCAAAGACTAATAAGAGCAGCAGCAGGTTTAGTGCTTCGTAAGCCAATAACATTAACAGGCGATCCATACTGGACAGAAATGTTTAAAGCAGACGTAGACGGTTGCAAGTCAGACTTAGATGAATACGCAAGAAGAATCTTAATGTGTTCTCTCACATACGGCCAAAGTCACATTCTTGTAGATTATCCTGCACCATCAGGAGCAGTGAGTCTTGCAGAAGAACGTCAACAAAACCGCAGACCTTATTGGATCGAAGTAGACCCAACAAATCTTTATGGTTGGAGACTAGACAGAGAATCAAATTACGGAAATTTGATACAAGTGAGAATAGGTGAAAAAGCTGTATTACCAGACGGACAGTTTGGCGAAAAAGTATTTGACCAAGTAAGAGTAATCGAGCCAGGAAGTTACAGAGTATTCCGCAAAAAAGAACAGATCGAAGAAATGTATGACGTTGCAGATAACAGCGTTACTGGCAATTTTGAAATGGGTTCAGCAGACAAAGATTACAAACAGGTAGAATCTGGCAGTTTTTCTCTCGGTGAAATACCCTTAGTAACAATATATGCAGGTAAAACAGATAATCTTGTCAGCAAACCACCTCTACTGGACATTGCATACCTAAATCTTGCACACTTTCAGAGACAAGCTGACCTAATCCACAGTCTGCATGTTGCTTCACAACCATTACTGGTTATGGAAGGTTATGACGATCAGACCAAAGACCTTGCTATATCTGTAAACTATGCAATGGCTACGCAACCTGGCAATAAAATCTATTATGTGGAGCCAGCTTCCAGTGCTTTTGATGCTCAATCAGCAGAAATAAAAGAGCTTCAGATGCAGATGGCAACACTCGGAATCAGTACATTATCACAACAGAAATTTGTAGCTGAATCAGCCGATGCCCGTAGACTAGATCGTGTAGACACTAATTCCATGCTTGCAATGGTATCTATGGAATTAGAACAAAAACTTCAAAAAGCCTTTAATCTCTCAGCCGAATATGTTGGAATCGAACCACCTGAAGTAAAAATTAGTAGAGACTTTGATATTGAAAGACTAATCGGACAAGATATTACAGCTTTGACATCACTATTCGATCAGCAAGTCATTGATAGAGAAGAATTTAGGGATATTTTAGTCCAAGGTGAAGTTTTACCAACAGCTAACGAAGCCAAACCCGAATAAGCTGCTACAATAGTATATAAGTACATAAAATTTATGGCTGGATCTATAGACCATGTTCTGCAACCTGACGGAACTTACAAATGGGAAGTAGTAGAACCTAAGACTGAAGCACAGAAAACTGCTGAAGCCTGTCCTGCTCCTGAACCAAAAGCAACAAAAAAGAAAGTTGCTAAAAAGAAAACTGACAGCCCTTTATCCGAATAATTAATGGAACCAGAAGAAAAAGTAATTCAGCCTGAGTCTGTGACCAACGCTGAACAGTCTGTGACTGACACTCCTTCACAACCACAAGCACCAAATCTTGATAGTATCAAGAAGCAATATGAAGCACAGGTAGCTGCTGCTAAAAAAGAGGCTATCGAAGCACAGGAAAAATTTAAGGGCATCAAGGTTAAACTTGATGAAGTCTACAAACAAAAAGAAGAAAAACGAACCAGAGACTTAGAAGAACAGGGTCAATGGAAAACCCTTTGGGAAGAAGCTAATAAAACTGCACAGGACAAAGATCAACAGATAATAAGTCTTACTCAGCAGCTTGAAGAGATGAAAAACTCTCACGAAACAGCTTCTACAAGGACAACAGCACTCGCAGCTATCAGCAACCAAGGAGTTATAAACGCAGAGCAGATGCTTTCTTTGTTACAAAACAAGTTACAAAAGAACGCTGAAGGAAATGTTGTTGTTCTAAACGGTGGTGTAGAGCAAGATCTCAATTCGTATCTCACGAGTCTCAAAAACCCTGGTAGTGGTTACGAGCATCATTTCAAACCAAGTTCTGCTGCTGGAATGGGTGCAAAACCAAGCCCCGTAGCAAATGCTGGTGGAGGACCTGTAAACCCTTGGAAAACGGGCAATCTCACACAACAAATGCTACTATTAGAACAAGATCCTCAAATGGCAGCAGTGCTGAAACAAGAGGCTCAAAAATAGTTAGTTTCTGTGAAACTAATCCCCTTGTC